ATCTAACTTCATCAAGATTAATTTCTTGTTTTTCGTTTTCCATTATTTTTACCTTTGTTGTTTGTTTTTGTTTATCTTTAGAACGACCAACTCCGACTTTTTGGAAATCCTGGTCTGCAGGAATTGCCACTATACTAGCTTCAAGGGCTTTCCAAGAAGCTCTATAATGTTCTCCAATAATGTCGTTTTTTGCTCGTTCCATTTTAGTTATAGAATATCCGACTGAAATATTTCTCTTAATTCCATCCAAAACATCCCTGTAAACTTGTTCGGCTAAATCAGATTTTCCAAATCTGACTACTGCTATTGTCCTTTTAGCAGCCTCATCAAGTTTAAATTCTTCGATAACTCCAATTTGGCGTTCCATATCATGTGAATCCAAAAGTGGAGCTGTGCCTGAAGTCATAAATGACATATCTATATCTTCAGCATTATGTGAAAGTACCTCTTTTCCAAAAGACCTTTCAACNGGTGTTTCTGAGCTTACGCCAATACGCACCCTTCTATTCTCTTCATCAATATATGAAGCTCTTGATAGGTCAATAGTTCTGTAGTTTATTTCAGGACTTATTGCTCTTTCTTCTTCTTCAATATCAACTGCTACCTCTTCGGCAGCTCATGTTCTACATCCTCATGCTTTGCAAACTCAACAACAACAGTGTTGTCAGTTTCACTAACATTAAGGATATGTCTATCTTCTTTATTCATAGATTTCTCCTCACTATTTAGTGGATGTTTTTCCAATTCACCTGAATTGAAATCGTTAAAATCCCTAATGGGATTAATTTTTGTTAAAGTGCTGAACTTATGTCCTACTTCAGTGTCAGTAGGCTCACCACTTCTATAAACTTGTATTAAGGCTGCTGGGTCATCTTCTGTACCAGTAATAGTTAATTCGCTATTAGGTATGTTTATTTTTCCATCCCTTTCAATCTTAATTATTTTTCCTCTAGCTCTTCCACCAGCACTATTCCAACTAGCAAAATCACCTATTTTTAATGCATTTGGTAAAGCTCTTTCTTTATTCATCATCATCTCCACCCTGTATCTTTGCTTCTACAGGTAGTTTCTGACCAAATGGTTGATAGGCTAGTTCTATATCGTATTGTTTTGCTAGTTCTATTTCTTTTTGATGTTGTTCAAATAATTCTTCTGTATCTCTTCCGTAAGAAGCAGATATATCAGCATAAGTAAGCGTTCCATTTTGTAATCCAATAACATTAGCTTGCATTTCTTTTAAGGGGTCAATCCAACTAAATGAACGTGGTATAAAATTAATAGCATTTGCAAATTTATCAAACTTACCCATTGGCAAATTAATATATCCAGTTGATATAGCCATTTCTAACCATGATTGAAATATTGGATTTACAAAATGCTCAATAACAAACTGCTGATAAATCATATACATGCTTCTATCTTCTAAAGCACCTTGTCTGATAGAACTGTAATTAACTGAGGTTAAATCATTAGATAATGAGTGATAAGAAATGTTTAAACCAGATGCTATGCTTCTCAATACGCTAGTTGTAAATGAATCAAAAGCACTTGTTGGGTGGTTAGGGTCAAATGCTTTAAAGTCCATGCCAGCAGGTAACTGTTCAAATACGCCAGCTTGAGCATTCATTGATGGTGAGTAAGTATCTTCCATTTCACCATCACCCACATATCCATCTCCATCGCTTGAAGTAAAGAACCCCATCTTAGAAGCTCCAACTCTTGCAGCAACGATTTCAGCCTCTAAATATCCATTAAGCATTTTTACATTAGCCATAGCAGTAGCAACTAAAGAAACACCTCTAGTTTGTTCTGCTCTTTGTGGAATATAAGCGTGTATTATTTCATCTGCTGGAACTCTTATGTATTCTTGAGCAGGTTTAGGATAAGTATTGTCAAAAGGATGTTTTTTAAATAAGTGGTAAGCTATTGGTTTACCGTACTTATTTATCTCAACACCCATCTTTATACTGTTACCATTCTTATCAGCAGCTTTGTTTTTATTTTCGTCTAGGTGGTCTGCTTCTAAAAATTGCAAAGTAAATCCAAATGGAGAATCACTTGATTTAATTTTTCTTACTAATACCTCGCCATCTCTACATAAAGTTTCAACAAATATTTTTTGGCAGTCTAAAAAGCTCAATCTACCATTTGCAGTACAATTGCCAAGATTTGACCACTCTTTCCAAGCCCTTTCTATTAGTATGTTTGCACCAATGTCTAATGAGCCATCGTCATTTCTAGCTTTAGAAGATACTCTGATTCCGTGTTTGCCTACTACGTTGCTAATCATTAAATTTAGATATCTAGCAATATATGAATCATTCCTTGATAGTTCTCTTGCTCTATCTCTTAATATTCTTATATTGTTTTTTATTTCAGCATCCGCACTTGTTGATGTGGTTAAGAAATCTGCAAATAATCTACCTGTATTTGCTCCTGTATAACTTCTTTTAAATTTTCTTGCAGGTTTTTTACTATTAGTAAATATATTGTTGTACCAAGCCATTAGAATTTCACCTTTATTGTGTTGCCTGAAGCCTGTTTGTTTCTAATTCTTGCTAATTTGATTTCTTTTAAGTATTCAGCCTTATATCTATCTCTAAATGTCATTAGTTCATCAACTGACATTCTTGATAATGACCTTCCAGCTATAGACATAGATGATTGGTCTATATTTGCCCTATTTTCAATAACTGCTTCTAAACTATCTAATACAATCTTTGCATGACTTCTTAAATCGGCATTAGTATTAGCTAAATTTTCAGAAATAGTTGTTCTACCTGAGTCAACCATAACTCTGTTTGAACTAGCTGATTTGGTTATGTATGCTTCCCAAACATAATCACCAACCGCATATCCTGTTGTTGATGATGATGCAGCTTCTATGTAGTAAGTATCATTAGCTTCTGTGGCTGTTAGGGTGAATTTCTTTGTACCACCACCGCCAACATCTAAATGAAACTCATAAGTTAATGCGTAAGAGCCTATTGGATAAGTAGTAGCAAGGTCATCTCTCTTCCATGCCCAATAATCACCTAATACTAATGTATTAGGCTCTTGAGATGGGTAATTTTCTCTATCAAATGCGTTAGACAAGCAAAAACCTCGTTTGTAATTATTAGATTAATCTACTAATAACACTAAGGTGCAATTTATAATTGTCAATGTTTGGGTATGATATTTATATAATTATTTCCAAGAAGTAGCAAAATTACCTCTATTTATGCCTTTTTGTGCTTTATTTTGTGATTTTTGTTGAGGTTTAGACTCCTGAGTAAGTATTTTGTTCTCAATAGAATCATAATTTGGATTCAAAATGTAAATAGCAGCAAAGTTATATACCAATGTATCTAATGCTTCGTTTCTTGGTCTAATCTGCTTCCAAGCAAGTGTTTTTCTTCCTCTAACAAACTTAGTGATTCTTTTCTCTGCTGTAAGCTGTTTAAAATACTCTTCATCTAGGTCAGAGCAGAAATGTAGTGTTGTTTTATCAGGTTCAGTCGATAATCTTGCAAAAATAGCTTCTTTTGCACTATCTGAGCCTACACCATAGAGTACAGCTTTATTTTTTCCTACAAATGTAGGTCTATTAGCTATTGGTTTACCTGCTGTAGATAAACCTTTAATTGCAAATATCCTTCTTGACTGTCTTGGTTTAGTAAATTGATAAACCATATTGGTATGATGTCCACCTGAGTCAATAGTACAACATGATATAGGTATTAATCTCTCAGATTCAGTTTTAAATCTTTTCTTTAAGTAAGCATCTAAGTCTGACCAAACATTCATAGCATTTGGGTCTCCCCAAAATATCTTGTAATCACAAACCCATGCTTCGTAATTTTTACCCCATCCAACTAATTGCAGCTCTAATCTATCCTTCTGAGTATCAACACCAGCAGTTAAAACTAAAACATCTTCAGGGATAGTTGTGTAATCATAATTTAATCTTCTGCTTAATAATGTTTCATGGTCAACAGCATCACCCTGCTCTTCCCAAGATTCTCCAAGAGCAGTGTTTATCCAAGTCTTTAACATTTCAGGATTCTTTTTAGCTTCAAGAAATGATTTAGCCATATCTGCCCATGTTGACCAAACAGAATATAGCTCTGATATATGAAATCCTGCTGTATCTGATTTAGGAGTTGATGCTATCCATTTACCATGCTTTAACATCCATTGCTTTTTAGCTTCATCTATAACTGAACCACAATGTTCGCAAGCATAAGTAGCAGTCTCAGGTTGCATATCTTCCCAAACCACATTCTTCCATTTTAATACTTGCTTCTCATTACATTCAGGGCAAGGTACATGGTAGTAGCGTTTATCTGATTCTTCAAAAGCAGTTTCTATTCTTGATAGTCCTTTTATTGTGGGAGTAGAACACATATATATCTTTTTATTCCAAAAGGTAGTGGTTCTTTTGGTTGCAAGTGATATTGGGTCTCCTTCTGCTCCTGCTGATTGCTCATATCTGTCAACTTCATCTGCTAAGACAATTCTTATTGGTCGTGAGGCAAGTCCTGATGCAGAGTTAGAACCAACTATGTTTAGATTACCACCAGCAAACTTCTTAGATAAAACTGTATTACCACTATCACGACTTCTAGGGTCTTTAACACAATCTCTTATCTTCTCAGAATCACGAATCATAGTAGCAAGTCTATCTTTACTAAATGCTTGAGCCATTTGTAATGTGGGTTGCATTATTAACATTGGAGATGGGTCTTGGTCTATGTAGTAGCCGATGACATTTAGCAATATCTCAGTAGCACCGACTTGAGCAGATTTCATAAATACTATTCTTTGAATATCAGGGTCATTAAATGAATCCATAATTTCCCTCTGATAAGGAGCTCTATCAGTTTTCCATGCACCAGCTTCTGCTGATGATTCAGGAGATAATCGCCTGTAGTTATCAGACCAATTACTAATCTTCAGATTGGGCGGTGGAGTCCAAACCTGATTGGTCTCCTGTATCACCTTTTCTATATTTTTGAGGTATTCCATCTTGAGCTAACTCGTTTAGTGCTTCATGCACTTGTTCTTTTAATATTAATTCTGCTTCTGCATACTTATCTACAGTAATAACCTGATGTGCAATTCTTGAAGGTAGTCCTAATAGCTTTGCTCTTGCATTAGATACATAATCAACCCAAGTATCTTCAACTAATTGTGCTGGTATTAAGTTGCCTTCTAGTTCTTCGACTTCTAATTCTGCTTTTCTAGCTTGAGCTGCGGTTAGTTTAGTTTTTTCTTCTGCAATATCGCCTGAACCACTGCGTTTATGATAACCACCTAGCTTTCTAAGGTATGAGATGTAAGCAACTCTGCAAACATCTATATTTAGAGGACTTCTACCTTGTTTTGAGGGCAAGATACCATCTCTAATCAATTCTGAGATTCTTTTGACCGATAAATCCAAATGGTCTGCAACTTCTCTTTGTGTAGCCATACAGTGCGTTTATTACCCTATTAGATTTAGGCTGTCGCTAAAAAAAAAGTGTCGTCGCGAATAACC